CGATGACCCTGCCGGTAACGGTGTTGCCCTAGAGGTATGGTCACACGCTATTAAGGACGGCAAGAAGACTGGAGTTCTTCCATACTTCCACTGGATCTTCCCTTACGCTAAGTTCCGTCAGTCTGGCGACCGCGTTATCGAAAACGGCCTAATGGCTAACACTTTCGAGGGCTACGGTCTAGGTAACCCTAACTTCCAGGCTGGTCTAGATGGCCGCTGGGAGTTCCCGGTTGCTGCACAGCGTGCATACGCTTACGCACGTACCGACTGGGCACCTACTGGTCTAAACGGCTTCTACACTTGGACCGATGGAACTGGACAGGTTTACTTCACTGCCGCAACCGCAATCGATCCAAGCACAATTAATGTTGTTAGCGCAGCTGGAACCCTCTCTGGTACCAAGGCTACCCTAACCTTTAGCGGAGCTCACAGCCTTGCAGTTGGAGACCAGATTGTTGTTGAGAATGTTGGAACGCTATTCGATGGCACCTACACTCTTGCAGCGAACAATGTCACCACAAACACAGTTGCCTACGTTAACGCAGCAATCACTGCGGATGTTACGTCCTTCAACGTGGGCCGCGGTGCAAAGGTTACTGTTGCCAACAGCGCAACTGAGTCACTGTACCCAACCGCTACTGCCGTTACAACTCTGCCAGTAACTAGCCCAGACGCTGCATACAACGTGCCTGGCAACGTTGACTACAACGACGACAACCCGATTGACAACATCATTCAGTCAAACGAGAACCCAGCCACCTAATAGGTGTCAGTAGACGGGTGGTGGCTTGAGCTAATAGCTTAGGCTGCCACCCGTTAAACTTATAAAGAGGTAGAAGATGACAAGCAATTTATGGATTCTCCCAGAAGACATGGGAGACTACGCCTACACTGAGTACACCGAAGAGGCTGCTCAGATTGCGTCAAACCTACTCTGGGCCATGTCTGGCAGAAAATATACGGGAGAAACAATTGTCACAGAGCGTTACACCTGCACCCTTCGCAATAATCGAATGGGGCCTTCCGATCGTACTAACAGTCCTGTACTATTCGGTGGTGATGTATACAATATTCCGTCCGGAGACTATGACGAATATTCAGAGCTTACTTCTGACGGGCTCTCGCCAGAGTCCCGAGTCAAGCTCAGAGGGCGTCCAGTAACTCGCATTATTACAATCCGTAATAGAAACGGTTTAATCTTAGACCCTAGCACTTACTACCTTGTGGACCACTCAACCATCCACATTAAAGCTGGAACCCCTTGGACTCCCTGCAACGTCGAGATCACTTATGCTTACGGTATCCCTGTTCCGACCGCCGGGAAGATGGCAGCACGTAAGCTAGCCATCGAGTTTGCAAGACTTTGGTCTGGCGATGACATGTGCGAGCTACCTCAGCGTGTAACCTCCGTGTCACGTCAGGGCGTCTCTTACACCATCCTCGACAACCAAGAATTTATTCAAGAGCTTCGCACTGGTCTTTACGAGATTGATCTATTCTTAAAGGTTGTAAACCCAGACAACGCTCGCCGTAAGTCTAAGGTTTTTTCGGTTGACCAGCCTCGTGCTCGTAAGTATGTCGCCAAGCCTCTTAAGTTGGTTGCTGATGAAGACTTTGACTTGGTTCTATCTTCTACCGTTGGGTCTATCAGCTGGACATCGACTGGTAGCGGCACAAATCTCAGCAACTTTTTCCCGCAGAATAACCTGTGGAGTCCGAAGGTTATTTTGAGAAACTATGGCGAAACTTCATCTGTAACTCTAGAAAGTGGCAGCATTGTTCTCAACTATGCAACTAGTAAATTAGATTTCACTATTACCTACGATAAGGCTCTTTCGGCCTTGGGTATGGTGGATCCAGGAACTTGGGCACTCTACGCCTCTAAAACAGAAAACGGTATAGAGAGTCTGGTTGAACTTGCATCTGGAAACCTCCAGATCAAGCTGTACTAAGAAAGAAGAAAAATATGTCATTTCAAACTAACTTCCGTGCTCAGGACATGTTGGGCGTTGCGAAGCCAGTAGTAAAGAAGGCTGCTCCAAAGTACGTAGCTCCAGCCGTCAAAGCTGAGCCAGTAGTTGTAGAAAAGCCAGTAATTGAGGATGTAGTTGTAGAGGCAGAAGAGACCTCCACCGAGGAGTAATCCATGCCAAGCAATGAACTAGATCTAACTGGTGTCTCTGAGGATGCGGTAAACCTCAGGGACATGATGGAAGGCGTACTCGGGAGAGTTCAGAACGTATTCCAGTCGTATAACGTTGAGCTGCCTGCACGCCAGTATTGGATGATGGGGCAGCAAGCAATCGACTGCGAGCAGTTAGTTGTCGTTTTTCAACAGCTCTACTTAGGCCCCCCGGGAGCGCAGGTCGGAGACCCGCAGCGCTGCCACGTTCCTAGGAGTGCCACTCTAACGATTGCTCTCTCTAGAGCAACCCCTATTACGCAACAAAATGGAAGACCTCCTTCACCTGAAAGTATTGAGGCTGCATCTGAAGTTTTGGCTATTGACTCTTGGGTTCTTATGGAGTCCATCAATCAACTTGATCAGTGGGACGAGACTGGCTATGGAGTTGGCGTTATCGCCACCCTAGATGTCTCGCCGCCAGAGGGTGGGTTCCAGACCACAAGCATGACTATAACGATGGCGGTCCCATAAAATGCCAGCTTGGGGATTAATCCCAGACAGTGCGTTTATTTACGCGGGCTCCAAGGCTCTTAAGGGCCTTAGGGGTAGACGCTCTAGAAGCAGTGGCAGAATGCCGCTACTTAGGGAAGTTATTACCACCAAGACTAAGTTTTCTTGGCGGATGTATGAAGTAAAAATATACGATCAGGCCCTCCATAAGTACTTGAATACCTCTACTACTGCGGAAGGTAGGCCATCTCCTTTGTGGGCAGCATTGCACGCAAAAGGAGAAATTGCAGTAGCAGGTGCAAAGAGAAAAGTTGGAGTAAAGACTGGAGCGCTTAGGCAGTCTATTCATATGCGCCACTTAGGTAACCGTAGTGGTCAGTATCTTTGGATTGGTTCTGAAAAACCTTACGCTTACCTGCACCACCAAGGCACTAAGCCTCACCCGATTGTTGCCAAGACTCCAGGCGGAGTTTTGGTCTTTACCAAGGGCACTCGTCTTATTAGAACTCCTATGGTTGCACACCCCGGAACTAGACCCAACTGGTATCTGCGCGCCCAGCTTAGGCACTTCAAAACCTTGGTATAATTTATAGGTAAGCCATTTGGCTTTCAAATGACGCACACCTATAAGAAGGAATTACATACTATGGCAAAGTTCAAGGATTTTGGTACAGGAACTACCGACATCGCTAATGCAGAACCTATTTCGTTTAAGTTGTACGGCGAAGAGTTTATCTGCCTACCTAAGATTCAAGGAAAAGTTCTTTTGGACTTTATCCAGCGCGCAAACAGCGAAGACGCCTCTGAAAACTCAAAAATCATTCAGATCCTATTTGACAAGGTTCTTACCGCGGAGAGCTTCTTACGTTTTGATGCTCTTCTAGAGGACAAGACTCGAATTGTAACAATCGAGACCCTAAGCGAGATTGTTGGCTGGTTGATTTCGGAGTACTCTGCACGCCCGGAAGAGCAGCCAGAGGTCTTGCCGGCTGGGCAGTAGATCTCTGGCATTACGTAAACGGTAAAAGTCTATTCCACGGAATAGATTTAAAGGAAATGGAGGCAGCGGACATGTTAGATGTCATCCATTACCTATACGAGGAAGATCTGCACTACTCAAACGTAGAAGAAGCCCGCTGGCTTGACGCTAAGAGAAAGCACATCTACAAGGAACTCTATGACGTGGACTACAAGTACTACAGCACCAGTGAAATAGCAGGCGGGGAGACCACTAATGAAGAAGGCGAGGCCGTAAAGCCTTACATTCCTCCAACCGAGTTCGACCCCGAAGCTCTGGTACCGTTTGGCAGCGTCCTAGACGCCCCTATCAACTAAGGATGTGAACTTACCTTGGCAGTAGTAGGCGAAGCCCATATTCTCGTTAGAGCTGTAACCACTCAGGTTAAAAAGGACATTCAAAGTGGCCTTAAGGGTCTGAAGGGTCAAGGCACTGACAGCGGAGAACAGTTTGGTAAGGGCTTCGGGCAAGGTCTGTCCAACCAAATGGGTCAGGCCCAAAAGAGCTTTTCCTCCCTAATGAGGAAAGGCTACCTCCTACAGTCTGCTCTTGGTGCAGTTGCAGGATCAGCTGGAGCTTTAGTTGGTGGCTTAGCATCTCTCGCTGGTGCAGCTGTTGTTGCTGGATCTTCTGTGACCGTACTACTCAACGGAATGGTGGCATTAAAAGTTGCCACTACCGTTGGCGGTATGGCACTGAAGGGCGTATCTCAGGCTGTTTCGGCTGCTGGGTCCTCTGCTGGCGGTGCTGGTGACAGCGTAGAAGATTTAAAGAATAAACTAGAGCAGCTAAGGCTAGAAGCTCGAAAAGCGGGCATCGGACAAAAGCAGGCTGCTTTAGATTTTGAAAAAGCAAAACTGTCTTTCGAAAGAACTGCCGATTTGCCAGCTGGCGATCTTAGGCGTAGACAAGCTGCTATTGATCTAGAAGAAGCAAAACTAAATCTAGACAATGCAAAGCAAGCCAACAAAGAAGCTAAGGAAGCCTTAAAAGAAGGTCCAAAATCTAGCGGCACTGATCCTTATGCTGGTCTAACAAAGACCCAAAAAGAGTTTGCTCAATACTTGGTAACCATTCAAAGCAAGATGGTCCGCTTAAGGGAAGCAGCCGCTAGCTCATTCCTACCAGAGCTGCAGAGACAGCTACAAAGCTTTATCGCTCGTGGATTTATGGGAACGCTAGTTAAGTCGTTTACTTATCTAAGCGAGGGTCTCGCAAAATTTACGGCGGATTTCAGCCGATCTTTTGTGAACACCCCTAATATGAGGCTACTTGCCGAAATTTTTAGAAATGTAACAACTTCTTTAGCTGGATTTGGGACTGTACTAGGTAACGTCTTTAAAGGATTCTTATACTACTTAAAAAACACAAACCCACTCTTGGACAGGTTTGTTCTCTTCTTGCAGAAGAAGACCGGTCAGTTTGCTCTTGATCAAAAAAACAATGCCTCCGCAATTCAGGCATTCTTTAAAAAAGCTGGAGACCTCGCGGCGGACTTTGGAACAATCTTTGGAAACCTCTCTGACAGATTTAAAGAGTTTCTAGGCAATACAACTGGTCCTGGTTCTGGTGGTCAGATGATGGTCGATTTCCTCAAAGACATTACTGGCAACTTTAGAAACTTTGATCGAGATGTAGAAAACGCCATATCTCGTAAGTACTTTGCAGATGCATCGGGAAACTTAAAGACAATGCTACAGACGTTTAGCGGTCTATTTAAATTCTTGCTAAAACTAGGAGGCAATCCAGCCGTAGGGCAGTTCTGGGAAAACCTACAGGCTGGTCAGGGAGCACTTGCCCAGTTGGTTACCAACTCCGCTGAGGCTGGACCTGGTCTAGCTAATATCTTGGTAAACATTACTAAGATTCTTGCTGCTCTTTCTGACTCTGCTCAGGTTCTGGCATTCTTTGACACGCTAAATGTTGTGTTTACTTCTATTGCTAGCATGCTAAAAGACATGAAACCACTGCTAGACGCTTTTGGTCCTTTAATTGGTACTCTTAGCGCAATTGGTTTAATCTTCCTAGGCTTCAAAAAAGCCGGAATGATTATTGGTGGTCTAGTCTTGCTAGCTCTAAAACCACTAGTAGCTACTTTGCTTTTAGTTAATCCTGCCGCTAGATCTGCTGGAACTGGCATGCTCGTATTTAGTGCTCAGACTCAGACTGCCCTTCGAGCTGCATCAATAGCAATTACCCAAGTTCCAGTTGTTGGGTGGATTATTGGAATTGTGTCCGCCTTAGCAGCAGCCGGAACCGCCCTAGCGATGTGGTCAGCAAACACCGCGGATGAGACTGCTAAAGCAACAGTGGCAGTAGCAAAAGCTGGTGGAAGTGTCAATGACATTTTTAAAGAAGCCAAAAAGAATAGCTTCTTTGCCACTGAAGGTGATCCTGGTGTCTTCTTCTATGAGTGGAGTGCGGGCGCAGAGGGCACCAGAGAAAAACTAGATAATCTAGCTTACGCTCAGGCTAACTGGCTAAACGCAGCGCTAAAAACTGGCCCGGCAACAACTGACGCAGCTGGACAGTTTGAGCGTTTAGGTATGGGAATCTCCGAGATATTTAATCAAGGTGGACTACCTGCTGCTTCTGCTGCAATGAAAGAGTGGACCGAATCTCAGAAGCTCAACGAGAAGCAATCTATAACTGCATACAAGGAGATGGACACCCTAAGAGAGCAGGTGAGAGGCTATGCTCAGGACCTCGGTGTAGATCTAGTTGACGCTCAGGCTGAATACAACTTCTTAATGAAGGACACCTCGTACCAGACCGCAATAGCAAGAATAAAGCAAGACGCATTCAATAAATCAATTAAAGATGCAATTGGCACATTTTTAGATCTAAATGGTCCTTTACAGCAAAACGAACGCCAAGTAGAAGCCTGGGCTAAAGCCACGGCTAAGTACAGTGCAGATTCCAAGGATACTTGGAAAGACTACATGAAGGACTTTAACTCCACCGGATTCAGCCTAGATTACTACCTAACTGCGGTTAAAAACCAGGTAAAGGCAGCTACCGAGTACACCGCTAATCTTAGAAATGTTAGAGGTAAGCTTAGTGAAAAAGCTTTTGATGCTCTTGTGGCTCAGGGTAAGGGTGGGGCCGGTCTTGCAGCAGCTATTGCAGGTCTAAAAGATGGTGCTATAGAGTTAAAGGGCATAGAAGACAGCCTTCTAATGGAAACTGCAGACCCTCAGGCATATGCTGCTCAGGTTGCTGCCAGCTTTGACCCAGCAGCCGTGACTGCTGCCATTCGCGCAAAATATGGCAACCAAGGCTTCTCTGAAAAAATTATTGCTCAAATGGTAGACACTGGCGATACAAGCCAGGCAATGAAAGACCTTGGCATAGGTATCACTGACCTAGTTGCCACCGCAGCGAAAGAAAACCCAACCGAGTTAACCGCTAAGTGGGGAGACGATGTTGCCGAGAATCTTAGAAAAGATTTAGTAAACGGTCTAAACGGAAACCCTATCCAGATAACCGCAAAAAAGAATGGCGGACCTATCAGGACCAGCACCTCTACCAGCTATGTATCTCCGGGACCTGGGTTTAGGCAGGATAAGGACGGCGGCCTTATTCGTAGATTTAGGGACGGCACGAGAGGCGGCACCATCTCGGGCGTTGGCGGCCCTAGAGCAGATAACATTCCAGCAATGCTATCTGTTGGCGAGTTTGTAGTCAATGCAGCTGCAGCCCGAAGAAACGAAAGACTTCTTTCAGCAATCAACTCTGGCAATGCTTCTGATCTAATGGCTGATGCTATGGGTGCAGCTGCTGGCGGTTCTGGAACAAACATTGGAATTACAGTTAACGCTGCTCCTGGCATGAACACTGACGAAATTGTCAGCGAAGTCGAAAGACGCCTAGCTTTCAGTTACCGTAAAGGAACCCGATAATGTCTCCATACTATGACCCGACTACAAATCTAGATGTTCATGTGCAAAGCGAAGAAAACAAACTAGTCAATCTTGGCCTAACCAAGATGCCATTCCCGCACATTACGGGTCTTAAACTTCAGGAAGATGTTCAACTAGGCGAGTTGCTATTAAATTATTTAGATTCAAGTACCGGGGTGGTTTGGGTACTGTCTGATTTACAGGGTTGGTGGACTCTACCAGACCCCGAGTTTCCTGACATCGCCCGCGGCTGGGGTGACGGTTCCTATGATGCAAACGGTAGATATACTGCCAGAGTTTTAACTCTCGAAGGCTCATTCCTTACTCAGTCGCCTAGTCAAGTTGCAGAGGCTAGGGCTAAGCTGACAGCCGCGATAAATCTTGTGTATAGAGGGACTGACTTAATTGTTAGAGAGAAAATAACTCTAACTGCATCACAGATTAATGCAGTAGTTGCTATCGCCGCAGACAAAACCGCTAATACGGTAACTATACCGTCTCACGGGTTAAGTGCTAATGCTGCTATAACATACAAATCTGACGGTGCAGCTATTTCAGGATTAACATCAGGCACTACATACTATGTAAAAACCGTTGTAGATAGCAACACAATCACTCTATCTACTACATCGGGAGGATCCGTAGTTGATATCACCGCAAATGGTCTACCTTCACTGACCACTCATACTTTTGGTGTTTCAAATAACTCTATTATCCTCCCGTCCCATGGGCTAATTACTGGGGATGCCGTAACATATACATCGGAGGGCACCGCTATTTCAGGCTTAGTGTCAGGTCGCACGTATTATGTAAAAACTGCTCCGACTAACGATAGAATTACATTATCAGCTACCTCTGGTGGCTCCACCATAAGCATCTCTGGGACAGAGTTGGCAGCCAACACTAAGCACACCTTTGAGGCCGTAAAGCCAAAAGTTACAAGAGTGCGAATTAGCGGTAAGCCTCAGATCGAGACCGTGAATGCTCGTGGTAGAACTAACTTCTCCATTGGCCTTAAGGCTGCTGATCCAATTAAGTATGAATACCTTGACGCACCAGATGACGACAACTTTAGAGTTGTAACTTTAACTAGAAACACTGACGTAACTGTTAGAAATGCTGGAAACACTCCTGTTACTGTAATTTTTAGCATAACTGGAGGTGACATAGCAGGTGGCGAAATTTTGAATACTGCGAATGGAACTACTCAAACTATTTCAGGCGTTTATATGGAGAGCGCTGACTCTCGCCTTGAGATAGATACTTACAACCGAAACATCATTGCAGTGAATTCAAGCTCCGTTGCTCGAGTCGGTAGAAAGTATGCTGACAGCTATGTCGACTGGATATACCTAGAGCCAGGCGATAATGTGCTACGGTTCTCTTCAACTGACTCCACCGCAGTATGCGTCATGTACTACAAATCGGGCTGGATCGGTTAGTGTTATTATTGTAGAAAGACGAACAGATAGATACGAAAAATGTCACCAGCTCTCCTTTCTTCAAGCTCAGTAGTTTCTGCTGACTATAAGTACATACTTGTAAACACGGTTGACGACACTGTGCTTGCGGAACTGCCATTCCAAAATGTTTCGTATGAAAATGCTTTAAATGAGGCTGGCAGTTTTTCTGGCGAGATTCCGGTAAACCCCGACACCCTTAACTATGACCTCTATGACGTCACAGTTCCTGGCCTAGTGAGCCTGTACGTACTTAGAGGCGATGTCTGCGTCTGGGGCGGCATCATTGCAGAAAGAAGATACTCTGCAAAAGAAAAAACCTTATCAGTTACTGCAGACCAGTTTGTCAGCTACTTAGGCCGCCGCGTTTTGTGGAAAACTTGGTCCACTCAGTATGCCTGCAAAATTGACATTAGCGATATGACCATTGGCGGGCAGACTAAAAGAGTTGGAAAAGTTACCCTACTTGGAACCTCCACGTTTCTTAATGAAGAAATTGAAGCTCTCAAAGACTCTGTAACTATTTCTTTTGGAGATGAAAAGGACATTGCGGTCTACACTGGCACCTATACAGTTCTCGATAACCCTGCTGTAGATACGAACGGCAAATATTTCTACTTCGCGGCATACTACAGGCCAGTAGATAAAACTAATTTTATTAAAATCCCTATTCAACGAGTCGCCGAGACGTCCACAAGTGTAAAGTTTAAACAGACTACTAAGCGATTTTTAAAGAATTTAATTAAAAACCACTTTAATGACGACACTTATGATTTAACTTTTGCAAATGATGCGATTGCCGCCAGCAATATTCAACGTCTACAGATTGCTGGATTTTCCAGGACTGGCAATGTAGTTACCATGACAATTGATAGCAATGATCAACGTCATAATTTTGTTGTTGGTCAGCGCATAGCTGTTAAAGACCTTTCTTCGCCGCACACTGCTCTCAACACAAACAAGACCGTGGTTACCGAGGTTGTAGATAATCTTAGGTTTAAATACGTGACCGCTACAAGTGGGACAATATCTGCTACTACTCCAACTATTCCAGCCCTAACAGTAGATGCATATCAGCGTGCAAATAATATAGTTACGGTGGTGACTGATGACGATCATGGGTTGCAGCCCGGTGATTTGGTTACTGTGACTAATTTAGATAATCGAATTGACGGAACAGAGAGATACACGGTCTCAACCACACGTAAAGTTAGTACGACTAGTACAAACGACCCAGACAAGGTTTTTCAGTTTGAATCTAAAGGCCCTAAGATTTCTTACAGTAACGCCCCTTCGGCCGCTAGGGTTAGAAAAGTTCCGATTGTTGAGGCATATACTGGCGGACCATTTAAGTATAACTCTGATATTGGCATCACCTTCAACGAGGACGCCTTCGCTGGTCTAAATGAGACTCAGAAGATTGAAACAGAAGCAATCCGCGGCTACGAACTGTTAACTTTTAAAGAAATTATCGATACGTACAGTGAAGACGAGTTCGGCTTTGATTACAGAATAGATTGCAGCTACAACTCTACCACAAATATATTTTCTAAGCAGTTTATGTTCTTACCTCTGGTGCCGCAGAGTCTAGATGCAGCTATTGTAAATAACTATGGTGGAACTCTACCTGACGATGAGCTTGGTACGATCGAAGACTTCGGGGCTACTAATTTAATCTTTGAATATCCCGGTAATATATCTGAAGTAAGCATGGACGAGAGCCTTGAAGAAGGTGCTACCAGGGTTTGGACTCAGGGTAATGACGAAACTCTGTCGGATGATGCTTCTCAGCCTTATGCTGGAATTGGAGACAATGTTTTCTTAAATAGAGGCTGGCCTATTTTTGATAAAGTAGTTAAGAAAGACAAGATCTCCAAAGGTAGAGCTCTATATAACTCAGCTAGAAGCATACTCGGCCAGTCTCAGATGCCGGTAAGCACTTTTACAATCAAGGTAAACGGGTCTATTGATCCGGTTGTGTCGTCCTACAAGCCAGGAGATTGGTGCGTAATCGTCATCGATGATCTCTTTATCCAAAAAAGGCTCGAGAGCTACTACGAAAACAAGGGTGATAGCGCTCGAGTTGTTCTGCTTAGAAAAATATCAAAAATAGAAGTTAACGTCCCGATTAATCCTGGATTCCCCGAGGAAGTCACCATAACTCTAGTAACTGAACCTGGTATCGATATTAACGGAGACGAGTCTAAGTGGCGTTGGCCTCCTAGGATCACTAGCAGCGGATACCCGACGAACGAGGTTGTATAATATGGCGGTTAAAAGAAATAGTCGAATTACCTCTGTAGTCGGAGGCATTGAAAGTCGACTAAGAAGTCTAGAGGCTACAAGTGCTCGGTCTATTCCGTCTAGCTCGATCTTCGCCGAGCCAGATGCAGATTTGACACCACCCGACAACCTTTTAGACACGCCGCCTGACACGTTTAGAAAAATTATTGGTGCTCGTATCTACGGGTCTGCCGCTACTGGAGACTTTGGAACCAGAGTTGAGCTTTATTTTGAAGAAAATATTGATTTTAGCGTCAATCCCAAAGTAGATGAGCTGGGAGTGATCATAGAGGGTGACTCGGGCGGCGAGCAGACGCTACAACAAATTCAGGTTTATGGCGTAAATGGTTACTCGGGGACCTCTATAAATTTATCTTCTGGCAAAGTATTCAACCCTATCGAGGTTGCATATGGTGACTGGGAGGAGTTTGGTCTAAGAAAAGCTGCTGATCAGACCGACTGGAGGCAGACTCCGCCAGTTTCGGCTACTACAAGAAATGTTGTAGCAAATACTAGTGTAGCTGTAAACTCCACGATTTGGTATAACCCAGTTGTTCAGGATCCCGACAAGACTGACAAGAATGGAAAAGACCTTGTAGTCACTAGGGCCGTCGACTCTGCCACGGTTACGGGCGCAAACGTGGTTGTAACGCTGAATGCGGCTAGCCACCTATTCAATGTTGGAGATGTCATATCCGTAGACATTCCAGCGCCATTTATTGGGCTTGACTACTATGACAACAATGAGCCGGATGGCCTATTTGAGATTACAGGGATTACCGGTAATACTATTTCATACTCGCTAGACGTACCAGTCTCTAGTACTCAGACGTACACATATAACGGAACTACTAGACACTACGTCTACGCTGTGGCTAGGCCTTACAGACCAGAAGAGGATATTTGGATCGACAATAGAACGGAACCAAATACCGTATGGGTTTGGAAAAAGTACAGATGGTATAACACCGCTGAGGGTGTCGGCGACGTTGCTGCCGAGAAAGACGGGATTGCTCCGTCTCCTGTAACTAGCTTAGCTGGCACAAGCACCCTGCCTGCAGGTACTACCACTCCTGTAATAGATTTGACCTGGACTCCGCCAACTACTAGGTCTAATGGCGCTAGCATCTCTGGATTCCTAGATGGCTACGATATTTGGTACAAAAGAAGTACTGAAGCTGTGTGGAAAACACAATTTGTTAAAAATGGTGCTGGTGCAGTTAGCTCTGCACAAATAAACGATGCCATTATTTTACAAAACTTCACCTACAATATCCGCGTTTATGCGGTTGACATTATGGGGCAGTACTCTACTGTAGCCACAGTAAATGTTTTGACTGCTAAATACTCAGAGACATTGAACCCGCCCAGCAAGCCCACCGTTAGCTCGCGGCTGGGGACAATAACGGTTTCATGGGACGGCAATGATTCAACTGGAAACTTGCCTGTTCGCGGAGTTTTGTATGTAGAAGTCCACAGGTCGACTACCAGTGGGTTCACGCCTTCTTCATCTACCTTAATCTCTACAATCCAAAATAATCTTGGCGGAGATTACGTAGTTGTTTCCAATCTTTCCTATGCCACAAATTATTACTTTAAATTGGTGTTTGTCAGGCAGGTAAGCCCGACAGAGTTAGAGGACTCTAGCCCATCTACGCAATCGGACGCTATTCAGGTTTCCCCTTTAGTGGACACAGACGTTATTGCCAACACAATTAGCGGCGCTAAAATTACTCCGGGCACCCTAATTGCCAGCGACAAGATTGTTGCAAACAGCATTACTAGTGCTGAAATTAATGCTCTAGCTATTACGGCTGGCAAAATTGCGGCAAATGCCATTGAAGCAGATAAAATTGCCGCTGGTGCCATAACCGCTTCAATTATCGACAGCAAACAAATAGACCTAAAAGCTAACGCTATTGCAACTCAAAGAATTACGCTTACGAGCACCGGAATAACTGCATTTAACACTGCAAACGACGTAACTTTTTCTTTAAACGGGACAACTGGGACTATAAATGCTGCGTCAATCAATGTCCAGAATATCAATGCTAACAACATTTCGGCTGGAATTATTCAGGGAATCGAGATTAGGACTGCTGACACTGCTAATACCAGGACAGTGCTAAATCAAAACGATATTAAATTTTTTATAGGTGGTGTAGCTACTGAAGTTGCTACCGTTAGGGGTTTCCTGTCTAACGTCTACGATTATGAAACTAATAGCTACGTATCCACGAATGCTTTAAGCTTCACAGCGAATGCTATAACTGTTTCTGGATCTTTGTATGGAAGCTATGTCAGCATGACTCAGGTTTCAGCTAATAATATATACGCAGCTGGGCGTTTCTCCGTGGATGACATAAGAAGATATACTGCCAACGGGCAAATTAAATTTACAACAACCGGTGGCACTACTGCAGCTTATATAGACACATCTAACACTACTGGCACCACGTTTGATAGTTTTTGGATAACTGGAAGAGTTAGCGCTGGCGGTGCCTACTCTGTCCGTTCTAGTAGAAGATTTAAAACAAATATCAAGAACTATACAAAAGATCTTAGTTCAGTTTTAGATTTAAATCTTGTAACCTATCAGGTTAATCCAAACACATACATGGAATTTGCAGAAGAGGATGGTCCAGCCCCTCTAGGACCCGAGGAGGTAGGCCTTATAGCAGAAGAAGTTGCAGAATTAGGATTAGATGGAGTAGTTGTGTATGACCCTAAAGATCCGACCCTTCCTTATGCTATAGACTACACTAAAATCGGGCTATTTTTAGTTCCAGTAGTTAGGGAGCTGAAGAGAGAACTAAACGACCTAAAAGACAGGATAGATAATCTATGACCAATGACGAGAATTCTATAGACCTAGAAACTTTGCTAGGAATAACTAGACAGAATTTAATTAATGCAGTGATTGCTAATACAGAATTAGAAGCCTTGGTTCAAGAGCTCAAGAAAAAAATTAAAGAGCTAGAAGGCAACTAATGCTTGAGGTGAGAGATGGCGACAGAACCCTACAATTCAATGGTGTTCTGCTAGCTAAGTCTACCTCAGAGCGTAGAGGGGCCTACCGCTGGATCGAGTTTGCGTTACATAAAACCGAGTCAGGTTCCTATATTTTGTCTCGTGTCGGCGTGTCGCTAATTTATCATGGCGCTGCCTGTTCCCTAGTGTCTAGGTACGGGCTAAAAGAAGCATTTAACTCACAGCTATCCTCGGCTGCAACCCCCTGCGAAGAGTGCCGCCCAGATAGCAGCCTAGACCTGATTTTCCCAGAAAAGTATAGGTACTGGGCGCAAGTTAGTGATCGCCCGGAGGCTGTCTTGGACGCACTTCATAAGTATGACGACAATGGAGCTAGATACTTAACTAGCGTTGCAGAAAGACTACTAAAAGATGCGGCTCAGCTTGACTCTGAGATTGCGCATGTATACAATGTTGAGATAGTTCCATAACTCTCAACGAAAGCCTCGCATGATTCCAGGACTACAGACAGTCCAGCTACACTTAGTAGATAACGTAGAAAAAGCCAATGAGTTCATATCTTGGATTGGTGAGCGACGTCCACTAAATGCAATTGCAGTTGACATTGAAACTGGCGAACTCGCTGGCAGGCCTCGAAAAGACGCACTCTCTCCTTGGAATGGCCGTATTCGACTAGTTCAGGTCGGCGATGGCGAGACTGGCTGGGCTATCCCTTGGGATAACTGGAAGGGCGTCTTCTACGATGCAATGAAGCGCTTTGACGGGCAAATTGTCTGCCACAACATCGCTTTCGAGGCTAAGTGGTTTAACATTCAGTCCGAGTGGAATCTTCCTTGGCACCGAGCACATGACACGATGCTCATGGCAAAACTTATCGATCCGCTGGGCACTGGTGCGCTAAAGAAGCTAACCGAGCAGTACATCGACCCGAGAGCTGCAGCCCTGCAGTCAATCCTTGATTACGGAATGATTGACAATGGCTGGACTTGGGGAACCGTCCCAATCCACTTTGAGCCTTACTGGTCTTATGGTGCCTTGGACACTGTGCTAACTATGAAGCTCTTCGAGAAGTTCTGGGAGAAGTGTGCCCCCGGTAAGCCGTACAGCATGGCGTACGAGATTGAGATGAATACTCGTCGTATCGCAACAAAGATGGAGTTGAACGGCGCTCGCCTTGACTTGGATTACTCAAAGAAGAAGTATCAGGAGCTAATCGACTATACCGACAGCGTTGCTCAGTGGTCTAAATCTTCCTATGGGCTGTCTATCGGCAGCAACCAGCAGCTGGTTCGCCAGTTCGAGAGCATGGGTGCGATTATTACCGAGAAGACCGATAAGGGTCAGAAGTCTGCCTCTAAGGATCAGCTTCAGATACTAGTCCGCGATGGCTCTGACCCTGTTAAGGAGCTAGCCGACTCGACTCTTAAGTATCGACAGGCCTTAAAGCTGGCCAACACTTACTTTGCCAACTTCATCAACGACAACTCTAACGGCTTCGTGCATCCCTCCATCAACACAATGGGAGCACGTACAGGCCGCATGTCTATCCAGAATCCTGCGTTGCAGACCCTACCTAAGGGCGACGACATGGTGCGCCGAGCTTTCTTGCCAAAGGACGACAACCACGTAATCATCACCTCTGACCTCGATCAGGTTGAGTTCCGAATGTTCGCGACTCTATCTCGCGACCCTAACCTTATCCAGCTATTCCTCAGGGCAGACGCTACTGACTCTGACCCGTTCACCGAAATTGGACGCGAGATCTACCGAGACCCGTCTATGCAGAAGTCAGACAAGCGCCGTGGTCTCATCAAGGGTGTTGTGTACGGGCGTCTATATGGTGCTGGTGTTGCCAAGCAGGCAATTACAGCTGGCGTGCCAGAAGAGCAGATGCGCGCGGTATCCAATGCTTTTGATGAGAGATTCCCCGGCATGCAGACTTTCCAGAAGGCTGTGGAGCAGAAGGGTATGTTCAGACTAGAGACCGAGGGTCAGGGGTATGTGAATACTTGGACTGGACGTCGCTTGCCTTGTGACGAAGACCGCGTCTACACGCTGGTTAACTACCTAATTCAGGGTGGAGCAGCTGAGGTCTTCAAGTCAAACCTAATCAAACTAGATCAGGCAGACCTTACGGATTTGCTTATTGTGCCTGTACATGATGAAATTGTTCTAAATGCACCTAGAGAAGATGCTGAAGAGATTAAGCAGCTTGTCAAGAAGTGCATGACTACAACTGGAGACTGGGCCGTACCGCTAACCGCAGACGTAGACGGACCACTAGAGAACTGGGGCGCAAAATATGCCTAAATACGTACTTGCAATTGATCCTGGCAAGACCACCGGAATGACTTTATTCAGCCGTGAGGAGGCTTCTGAGCCTGTTTTAGTGTGGTCTAAAGAGCTAGAGCAGGATGAAGTTGCGGAGGCCGTACGCGGCGTTCTATGGGCTCCCGAGATAAGGCAGCACGTAGACGTAGTTTGCGAGCGATTCATCATTAACGCTCAGACCGTAAGGAATTCTCAAGCGCCGTATTCCATAGAGGTTATTGGCATCGTTAAACAGTGCCTAAAAGACAACGGCAGACCTATGGATGACATCTACTTCCAAGCTCCAGCAGATGCAATGACCATGTTTGACAACAAAAAGCTCAAGAAGCTCGAGTATTGGCACGTTGGCGGCGGTGGGCACGCACTAGATGCAATCCGACACGCCCTACTGAGACTTGTCAAAACCGGCTGGAAGCCTGTAGCATTACTAAAAGATTAAATTATTATCAGAAAAAAGTTGTAGACAAAAGATTTTTCTGATAATATAGTAGACGTAGCGACGAATGGAGGCCCAGTTGGGCGTTTTTGTAGAACTAGAGAATCAGCACATCATTATCAGTGCTGAGTGGCGACTGAAAGAAATCTGCCGGTCTCTACCTGGCTCTAAGTGGGACGCCGACAAGAACGTCTGGCGCATACCTGTCTCTTGGACTGGCTGCTTATCTCTTCGCTCAACCTTCGGGGAGCAGCTGGAGATTGGACCTGCTCTGGCCGAGTGGGCTAGAAACGAGAAGTCTACCCGCATTGATCCTTCCAACTTCCTCCGTGACGTTGAGATGTCAGAAGAGGGTGACGAGGATCTTTTTCCTCACCAGCGTGCTGGCGTAGAGTTTCTAGCAAAGGCAAGGCGTGCACTGCTGGCAGACGAACCGGGTCTCGGTAAGACTGCTCAGGCTATCCGTTCTCTAAAGCGCCTACAGGAACAGGGCGAAGAGGTTTTCCCTGCGCTAATTGTCTGCCCTAATACTCTTAAGAGTAACTGGGAACGCGAGTTTGATAGATGGTGGCCGGGAGTCAACGTTCAGGTTATTAAGGGATCCGCTGTTCAAAGACGTAAGGCTTTTGAAGATGAGGCACAAGTCTACATAATTAACTGGGAGTCTATTAGGTCTCACTCGAAACTGCAGTCTTACGGAAGCATCTCACTAGCTCGTTGTAAGGAGTGTGGCGGTCACGACTCTAAGGTTACGGTTGCCCGCTGTGAGGTGCACAAGCGGGAGCTAAATGAGATTTCATTTAAGTCTGTCATTGCTGACGAGATTCACCGTTCTAAAGACCCTAAGTCTAAGCAGACTCGTGCTCTTTGGGCTGCTTCTGGTGCTGCAGACATTAGGTTTGCACTAACTGGAACTCCGATTGCTAACACTGTTGTTGACCTTTGGCCTATTTTGCACTGGCTAGACGAGAAAGAGTGGCCAAGCAAGACTAAGTGGCTAGACCGCTACGTCAATACAATGAT